CGGAGCCCATATCGCGGAAACCACCGTATCCCTCGGACATCTCAGTAGCCTCCTTTGTAATTGGAGATCGTTTTGCCCTTGGAGACGCCGCCGGCCCCTTTGGTGAGCTTGCCGCCACCGCCGCCCGCTCCGCCGGCCATCCCGCTCGACGCTCCGCTGGCGAACGACGAGAACGCATCGAGGTACGGGTTGCGCCGAATCCCTTGCAATCGCAACTGATTCAGGAAGGCATCGCCTTCAGCGGTCCGACCGATGCCTTCCAGCGCCACGCCGCCGCGCGCGCGATCCACGGCTTCATTCTGGCGCTGCAGGCCGGGCGCATCGATCGCTGCCATCAGGCCCGCGATCTTGGACCCGTAATCGCTCACGCCAAGCGCTGCATCCGCCTCGGCTGCGCGCGCCGTGTCAGACACTCGGCCGATCTGCGATAGCCCGGTTGTCGAACCTGCTTTCGCCATACGAAGCTGCTGCATGTACTGGTCGAGTACACCGGCCTGCTCGTCTGCACCAGACGACCCCGCCTGTTTGTCGATCAAGCCGCTGACGGTCGCATCAGCCTCGCGCTGACGAGCAGACTGCGCGCGAATGCCGGCGGCGGCTTCGTTATCCTGTCGTCGCGCCGTCTGCTGCGTGTTGTAATAGCTCGTGCCTGCGGCTGCGGCGGCGAGGGCAAGGGCGACTGCGGTCGAGGTTGCGATTGCCATGGTTAGAGCCTTTTTGTGACGACAGTATGGGACGGGGCATAGCCCAGCATTTTCAACAGTTCGGCAGCTTCCGGCGGGCTGGTCGACAGAATGCACATGTTGAACACGGTCGCGCCTTTCGCGCGCGCATCGTCTTCAGCGGCGCGGACAAGCCGAACCGCCGACATGCCACCACGGAACTCCGGTTCCATCCACCAGACCAGCTCTGCCGCGATGACCGCAGGTGTGAACGTGGCTGGGTCGATGTGAGCGCACAGCATGCCGATCAGCTTGCCGTCGTGCTCGGCCACCAGCATGACGCCCGGAGCGATGCCAGCCTCCGCCCAACCCTGCAGCGCGACGACAACCAGCCCGGCCGCCTGAGACTCCGGCATGTCGCCGTAGATCGCGGGGTAGGGCGAAAGCGGGTAGAACCGCTTTGCCATCTCCACAATCTGCGGGATGTCGTCCAGCGTTGCGGTGCGAATCGTTGCCATCAGCCGCCGCCCTGTCCGTTGCCGTACAGCGTGCCGTAGACGTACTTCTCGCCTCGCCTCGCCGCTGCGGCCTCCTGGCTGCGCTTGAACAGGTTCGCGAACGTGCCGAAGGCATCGCCAAGCCCTTGCGCGGTTGCGGTCGCGCGGCCTGCCTGTAGGTTGTTCTGCAGCGCCGACAGCGCGCGGGAGCTGCCAGTCGTGGCGTCAAGGCCGGACTGCGCCATCTGGATCAGTCCAAGGCGCGAGCTTTCATCCTGCGCTCGAAGGTCGGCCGCTGCTGCCTGTGCGCGGCGATCCGACTCGATCACGCCGCGGTTGTAGTCCTGCCCGACGCGCGCCGCATTGTCGATCGCGACCTTGCCGCCAGTCTGCCCGCTGCGCGCCATCGCGAATTTCAGATTGCGATCCGTCTCGCCCTTCTGGCGATTCAGGTCGTTCATGTAGAACTGGCGGGTAGCGCCGAGATAGTCGCCGATCTCGCGCTGGCGGTTCGGGTTATCGAACGCCTCATTGATCCGACCGACGCTGGTCCTGATCTGGGCCTGCCGCTCGCGTTCGGCGGCTTCCGCTGCGCGCTGCGCGCTGTTGCTGCTTCCACCAGACATCAGGGTTTCCTCACGATTGCGAATCCGATGCCGTCGGCACCATTGGCGAAGTATCCAGCACGCGGGCCTTCATCGACCAGCCGCAAGCCCCGGCGATACCATTCGTGCGCGTCGGTGCGCGATGCCAGCGCGACCGTCTCGATGCGGTGATAGCCGGCAGCGAGTGCGCCTTCGATCACGCCGCGACTCTGCCGGGTGATCTCGCGCCAGTACCGCGCCCATCCGTCCATCGTGCCCAGTCCCCACACCTCGAGGACGCCGGGACGAATCACGTCGAACCCGCCGACGGCGAACGGTAGCCCGTCCGTACCGGTGAGCGTCCAGCAATCCGGGGACATGCTGCCGATGATCTGACGGGTAGCCGCTTCCGGGTCGTAGGTCTCCCAGCCGCGCAGCGCGCACATCTGCTCGATCTCATCCGGCCGCGGGTTGCGCGCGATCATCGCGACATCGGCAGCAATTGCACGGTGCAGCGTGACCTTGTGGGTGGTTTGCATGTTCATCAGCGCACCAGATACACGTTGAGAGCGTCGAACTTCCACGCCTGACCAGCCGCGTAGGTCAGCCGCACGGACAGCGTGGGGGCCGTGACCGGCATTGCGATCATCTGGCCGGGCAGCGTGTCCGCCGGGACTTGATATGGCGTGGTGAATGCGGCGAGGTTGGTCTGGTCATAGCCGAACTCGATCGACGCCGTACCAGTACCCACGATGTCGAAGCCTTCGACCTGCTTGTCGGCCCCAGGTGCGCCGAAGTCCAGCCACGGCCACTGCAGCACGCCCTCGAAACCGACCTCGTCCTCATCGCCGGCAAAGTCCACCAGCAGATCCTCGCTGATCTCAATGATGTCGTCGCCGCTGCGCACGACCATCGTGTCGCCGCGCTGCGCGAGGTTATCGAAGCGGAACGGAAACACGTACCGGCTCCACGCGCCGACGCCGCCGGTCCGCGTCATGGTGTAGACGAAAACCTCGGTCTCGAATCCTGGGCCGGAAGCGCTCGCGCGCGGGAAGCACACCCAGTATTGACCAGCATTCGGGTAGTAGATCGACAGCGGTTCCTCTCCGGCCGCTTCTGCTTCCGCTACCAGCGCAGTGATGAGCGGATCGACCGGCATGCCGACATCGCCGGCCTGCAGGTTCGTCGAGCCCGCGGCGATACCGATCGTGCGGACGCCTTCGGACGACAGGAAAAAAAGGTCGTTCGATACCGGCGATGTCGCCTTCGCGAACTTCGTGCCGATCGGCAGCTCGTCCAGCTTCGACATGTTCGCAGGATCGGCATCGACGCCGATCATCTGGAACGCTTCGACGTTGAAGGCCACCAAGTTTCCACGGTAGATGTCCATCGCGGCGACAGGGTTCGACCCGTACTCGTGCAGGCCGAATGCCCAAAAACCCGCATCCTCGACAGCGCTCCAGTCGAGAGGCTGGTTCGTGGCGCTGTAGGCGATGATGTCGTCGTCGCCGGCATAGACTTTGCTGGCCGCGATTCTGACGATCTTGGAGTTCGGGCAGCGGGTGTCCTCCACCCTGCGGCTGATCGTGCGCAGCCGGATCGTCCCGTTCTCCACGGACGCGCCGACTTCGGTCGGCCAGCCCGGGCCGCCCGGTGCATTCGGCGGAAGCGGGCCGGTGCGCAGGATCGACTTCGCCTGCCAGATCACGCGGTTTGCGACCTCGGCAGTCCACGTCACGCCGCCATCGACGACGGTACCGCCCACAATCGCCGGCCAGACGGGCTCGGTTGCGCCGCTGGCAGCGGTCGCGGCTTGCGTTGCCCGGAAGATCAGCTCGTAGTGCGTCGCCGGCTCGTCGTAGTCCCATGTGAACTGGTCGGCGTAGACCACGCCCGCCCCGTTCGGCGTACCAGTGCCCACGATTGCCACGCTCGTCGTGCCCGCAGGACCAATCCCGGTAACGGTGGATTTCTTCCACTTCAGCGTGCCGTCCGAAGCGATCAAGGTGCCGACGTCTTCGCGGATGGTGGCGTTTGCCACGTCCAGCCACCGGAGAAGAACCCGGCCCGATTGCGCTACCGCGCCGACACTATGCGCGATCATGCAACTGGCGGTGATCTGCTTACCCGGCACGCATGGGACGGTCGCGGCGCGCGCGCGGTAGCCGGACCCGAGTGAGAACACGAACTGCAGCGCATTGGTTCCCGCGAATTTCTGCACGGCGGTGACTGAAACGCCGGCATCCAGCGTCCACGACCCGCCGCCCAACTCCAGTCCGGGGTCTGTGATCGCGGTGCTGAAGGGCGCGACGACCGTCTTCTTTCGCGTCAGCGTGCCGGGCGCGTAGTCGGTGCCGGCGGCCCATGTAGTGATCGTCATCAGGGCTGCTCCGCAGAGTTTCGGCGCGGATCGCTGCCGCCCATGTTGTCGTACCGCGTGCCCACGTTCGGCGGCAGGGTCGTATTCCCGCCCGTGCCGGTATCGGTGGGCGGAATGGATACGGCCGGCACGCCGTCGGTTTCCTCGATCACGACCGCGCCCTCAATGACCGGCCACGTCGGTTCCGTGACTCCGCTGCTTGGCGTCGTTCCATACACGGCTATCACTTCGTACTTGTAGCCGTTCTCGATCGTCGGCTCGACCTTCTGCGCGACGGTGCGCGGCTGCTTTGCGACCCATACAGGGTCCGGCGATGTCAGCCGCTCCGCGACGTAGGCATAGCCGTTGGCGATCTGCGCTTGCATGACCGCGCCCAGCGGATAAGGGGTGTCAGCCGTCCACGTGCCGAAGCTCTGCAGGTAGTAGTGATACGCGATCGTCGGGTCGTCGTCCCACTCGGCCACGACGTACAGGAAGCCGAGGAACGGCTTAGCGAAGTGGATCTTCGCCAACTGGGCCGTTGAGCCTGCGACCGGGTGCGTCAGCACCTCGACGATCACATCCGGCGACGGCGATGCGACGACGGTGCTCGCAAACACGACGTACTTGCCGCCGAACACACAGACGCCCTTCGTCCCGGGGATGGTGTGCAGCCGGCGTGAACCGGGGCGCGGCACCACCGATCGGCTCGCGTCCACGAAGCCGTTCAGCAGCTCATACAGGCTTTCCTTCGACGCGCCGCCCTTCAGGCGCAGGCGCGTCATGCCGGACTTCACTGCAGAGAGGACTTCGGTGCGGCTCATACGCGCTTGGGCATCGGCTGGTTGGCGAGCGGCTTGCTGCCGGGGATGTAGCGGCGCGTGCCGTGAGAGGCGGCCGTGAGGTCGCGCATCATGGTCTGCGCCTGGCTGGAGTAATTGCCGGCGTCGTCGTGTTTGTAGTGCGCCTTGGCGTTCGCCAGCGCCAGCAGGAACAGCGGCTCGGCGTCGATACTGCAGCGGTCGGCGTCTTCCACCATCGGCAGAAGGCCCACGTCGCCCTTGATGCGCAGGAACCACGTGTTGTCGGACGGTGGCGGCCAGACTTCGATGCACTGGCGGACCTCGTACGCGCAGACGGTGCCTGCGATGTTGGTGCCGTAGCCGGCCGGGTTGATTCCGCAGGTGATCGGCGTCCACGTCGAATCGCCATCCGACACACCGGCCCACTCGATGCGCCGAGCGTCCAGCTTTAGGGTGCAGAGATCGCGGTTCTGCGCCAGATCGTAGAAGCGCACGCCTTCCTGTAGGCGCCATGTGAACCAGCGGCGGAGGCGGACGGCCGCATAGCGGTTGTACAGCATGACCTGCGCACTTCGCAGGAAGTCGTCCAGCGTCTCGGCCATGCCGGGCGGGTACGTCGGCATCGCTGCGTATCCCAGCCGCACGTACAACCGGCGGCGCAGGTTCGCCAGCGTGTCGGAGACGATCACGCCGTCGTCCTCGCAGACGCAGTTGTAGCTCGTCGCCTCTTCAGGCGTCAGCAGCAGGGTGAAGTTGTTGATGATCGCGGGATTGACCACCAGCGGGACCGCGCTTACTTCCGACGCTGCGAGGATGAAACGACCACCAGGGCCAGTCGCGAAGGCGTCGTAGGAGAAGTACTGTGGCCGGGTCGACAGCTTCAGCGAGTTGAGGACCGCGCCGCCGGATGAGATTTGATTGAGGAACACGTCGCCAGCGTAGGCGGTCGACGCTTCCCCGGAGTAGGTGTCGCCTGCCTGCAACGGAGTCGTCACGCGCGTCAGGTCGAAGCCGTGTACGCCGTTGGCCGCGTACGCATAGGCCCGGCCGTTCCACGTAACCGGTGCGCCGATAGGGTCGGACCACGATGCTGGGTTTTGCAGGAGGTTGGTCATCGTGTCCTCGGTGTGAAAAGGGGCCGACGGTTGCCGGCCCCTCGGGGTAGTGCAGATCAAGTGATACCGGTCAGTCCTGCGGCGGGTCTTCGGGCGGCGGGTCTTCGGGCGGCGGTGCGCCCTTGGCCTTCTTGGCCGGTTTCGGCGCTTCCTCGGTTGCCGCAGCCACGGCCTTCTCGAACGATTTCAGGTTCGGGTAAACCTTCTCGACGATGCGATCGCCTTCGCGGCTCTGGTACTTGGCCTTGAGCGCCGCGTACAGCGAGGCGGTGTCCTCGGTGTCCATTTCCAGCAGGCTCTCGCCTTTCTGGATCACGCCGCCGAACTCAGCGGTATCGTGCAGCTCTTCCAGAACCGGAAGCTCGAACTCGGGGTAGGTGTTGCCGACGGAGGTCGTGGCGTTGAGCTTGATCTCCAACAACAGCATGCGGATGAGGGCCATTAGGTCGTGCCCTCCAGGTCGGCGGTGATCGTGCCAGCGGCAGCCACCGAGATGTTCACGCGGATCCAGTACGGCAGATCGGCGAGTTCCTGTCGGAGCTTGGTCGCGGGAACCAGCGTGGCGATGGTGGACCATGCCGCGTCACCGGTTGCAGGGGTGTCGTCGAGCGGGGACGGATGGCCCTGAATCAGCACGGTCACGCCTGCCGGGACCGCAGCGGCGAGCTGCAGCATGGCTTCCCGGCCATAGCCGCCGTGCAATGGCGTCTTGTTGAGACGGATGGGGGCCTGCGCACCGGTTGCGGCGGTGCTCAGGGCGGTGCAGAGGTTGCGCGTTGCGGGCATGGGTAGGTGCTCCGATTAGGCGATGGAGAAGACGGCGTTGGCCGAACGCTGCTTTGCGGACATTCCGTATTCCGAAAGCAGGCCGTAATGATGCACCAACCGGTTGTAGACCATGCTCGGGATGATCTTCTGCATCCAGCGGCCTTCCACCGGGCGCATCTTGATCGTCTTGCTGTTGAGCATGTAGATGCGCTTCTTCCACGGATGGGTGATCGCGCCGAGCAGGTCGTCCAGCGCATCGAACGACGGGTCCCACACGACGGGGACGCCATGGAAGCGCAGTTCGTGGGTTGCCGGGTCGATGGTGACGCCATTGGAGGCGGGCACCGTGACCTGCAGGGAGTTCACAGCGCGCGCATCGCGGCGGAACGCATCGTAGGCGAGGCTGCCGCAGAAGATCGCATCCGGCGGGCCGAGCTTGCCGCGACGCATACAGGCACGACGGCCGATTTCGAGGCGGTCGATCAGCGTGCCGGCCGTGCTGACGTTGATGGCCATGTCGGCGAAGTTCTGCCACAGGGTCACGACGGAGGCGTCGATGCCGCCGATGATGCCGACGGCCGGCGTGGTGGACACGAGCGCATCCAAGCCCTGAGGCGCCTTGGTGTCCTGGGTGCCGTCGCGAAGCACGTCGAAGGCAAGGCTCTGCATCTTGCCGAGCTTCAGCACTTCCCAGTGCTCTTTCACCGTGTCCACGATGATCTTGGCTTCGTCGCGGGTCGGGCCGCCTTCCTTGCCGTTGCTGTCGCGGGTGATGGTCAGGCCCTTGTTGCGCAGGTCTTCCTCGGTCAGATAGAAGCCGTCGAACAGGGCGTAGGCCTGGAACGGTGCGAGCTTGACCGGATCACGGCTGTTGTATTCCAGCTGGTCGTCGCCTTGGATGCGCTGGGCGTTGGCGCCATAGCGCAGGCGGACCTTTTCGGAGAACGTGCCGCCCGTGAACTTGCTGGGGGCCTTGTTCTTCATGAACCAGTCGAGGGTCTTCAGGTCGTACGCCACCTGATCGATCGGGTCGCCTTCGGCAACCGTATCGAATGCGTAGGTGGCAGCCTGCAGGAGCTGTTGCGGGGTAGCGGGCATGGTGTGGCCTCGTCTCGAAGTGATGGGGTGTCGCCAAGCGGATAGCTTGGGCGGGGTGTCCATCGCGTTCGAGGGGCGCGAGCCCTCTTTCTAGCGCTACCGGGCGCGACTCCGGCGGTACGAGCTACGCGAGCACGGTCTGCTGACCGTTCGGAGCGCAGGTTATGCGCCCCGGTATCGAAATGCAATACCCGGCATTCTGTTTGCCGGGCTCTGGTATCACCGATTGCCTGCAAGCATTGCCGCGAACGCGCCATCAACCGGGTCCGTGACCGGTTTCGCATGGCTGCCACCCGGAACTGTCGGCCGCAGCGGGGCCGCTCCCGGCAGCTTCGTCACCGGTGCCGCTGGCGCGGGGATGTTCAAGGCGGCGAACATGCGGCGCGCTGCAGCGGCCCACTGGTCCGGGGCTACCGTCTGCGTCATACCTTGCAGGGCCGGTGCCAGCACCTTGAGCTTTTCGGCATAGGCCGGATCGGTCGCTCGCAGCTCGGTCTCCAACGCGGTCAACGCATTGCGGCCTTGCGCGATGCCGTCCTGCTGGCTGTCCTGCTGCTGCTGGGTCTGCCTCGACGCCTGCTCGACCTTGGCGCGGTTGCGCGCGGCGATCACTTCCAGCGCCGTGTCGCGATCGATGTCCATGTTTGCCAGCTTCGCCGCGATGTCCGGATGGTCGGAGATCGGGTCATACCCCGCGCTGGTCGGACGGCCGAGCGCCTTGGCCAGCGCCAGATACTCGCCTTCGATCTGTTCGAACGCGATTGCCAGATTTTCCGGCTTGCCGCTGTTGAGCAAGGTCAGATAGTTCATCGCCCCGCCGAACTGCTCCGGCGTCGCCCCGGTGCTGGTAATCGATTCTTCCCATGCCCGCAGTTGGTCAACCTTCGGGGCCAGCTCGTCAGCCTTGCGCGCGCGATCGTAGAGCTGCTTCATGCGGGCTTCCTGCCGCTTTGTCACCGGGCCAGCGGCGGCCAGCTCTTCCTCGAACGTGTCGGCCAGTTTGTCGGCTGCGGGTGCGTCCGGCTTCGCGGGTGCGGGATCGCCTACCTTGGCGACCGGATCGGCAGCCGGGGCCTGCGGGTCTGCTGCTGCCGGTGCTGACGGCGCGGGCGGGTCGCCTGCCTTCGGAGCTTCGGCAAGCATGGCCGCCAGCGCGGCGTCAACCGTGGCGTCCTTGGCCTGTTCCGGCGTCGGGGTCTCTACGGCAGGTGCGGCAGTGGTTTCGACCGGAGCGGTCTCCGGTGCTGCGGCTTCGGCGGTGGTGGTGTCGGTCGGGTCGGTCATGGCATTGCCTCGTCAGGGTTGGGTACGGCGGGTGGCGGCAGCGCTGCGGCGGGTGGCGCTCCGGGCTGCTGGGGTGCGGGGTAGGCCAGCACAGGCTGCATGGTGGTCGGATCGATCAACTGCATCGGCTCGCCAACCTTCGGGATGAAGCGCGATGCGTCCATGTTCTCGCCGAATCGGTCCAGCGTCTCTTTCAGCAGCTCTTCGTGCTTGTCTGCGATCTCCAGCGGCGAAGAGTTCCGCAACTGGCCGATCAGGTCGATGCTCTCGCGGATCAGGGGCGCAATCTGTGTCCAGCGCTCCTGGCGCAATCCGCTGGCGGCCTTGGTGGTGCTGCCGGCGCGGATGTCGATCGACAGCAGCAGATCCATCTGCTCGATGGTGATTCCAGCCGGCCAATACGCCTCGGGTCCTGCGAACCGCTGCGCTTCCTCAAGCGGCAGGCACATCAGCGCGACCTCGGCCGAATACTTCGCCAGCTCGACGAACATCTCGTCCAGGCTGTCGCGGTAGAAGCTCAGGCGCGACTCGGTGCCCGTCTGCTGGATATCCGCCTCGGTGGCGGTCTTGGCCGTGCGGATGCTGGACGACAAGGCCTCTTGGATGCCCCAGACCAGTTCCAGTTCGGCGCGGATGGTCGCCGTGTCGTACAGCGCCGGGTTGAACTCGGGCGTGGCAAGACGCACCAGCGCCTTCGATAAATCCTGCCCTTTCGCGTCGATGCCGACCGTCTCCCCGCCTTCCGCGTAGGTGATGGCCGTCATGTCTTCCGGGTCGATATTGCCCCGGTCGAACCCGAGCTTTGGCAGCGACCGTGCGCGGAACGTACGCCAGTCCGACCGCGCTTCGTTGTAATCGTCCAGAAGTCCAGCCGAACGGTGCGGCAGGGACTCCGGGTGGCGCTTGGCGTCCACCTGTAGCGGTTGCCACGTGAAGAACGGATAGAACCGGCGCGTCTTGACCTGCGGAGCTTCGACAGGGCGTGCCCAGCGGGTTGTCCCTTCGACCCACACGCGCACGACGTTCGCGGTCTTGTCCCAAATCTCCCAGGCGAAGATGTATTCCTCGCACTCGCCGGCACCCTTGACCGCGACGTATGCGTCCGCGTCCTCGGGCTTGAATGCTTCCAGCGTCCTCGGCGCGCTGTCAGCGTCCGCCGGCTTGCGCTTGGTGTGGACTTCGGCCTTCTTGAGCTGTTCCTCGGACAGCAGCGGAAGCTGCACCTTCGCGTCCTTCTTCGCGATCGGTACGCGGTGCGCGATCCATGGGGAATCGAGGAACCGCTCGGACGACGGGCACTCGGGCGCGAGTTGCATGTCCTCGCCCGACACGAAGTCGAAGACCATGCCCTGCGACTTCACCACCTCGACGTGCTGCTGCAGGCCTTGGATCTGCGCTTCCAGTGCCGCCTTGATCGTCTCGCGTTCGTCCGCCTCGCCGGGTTCGTCCTCGGCCAGCTCTTCTTGATAGGCGCGAATGCGCGCGAGGTTGTCCTGCAGGTCGGCGACCTGTTTCTGCACGAGCGGATCATTCTCCGTCCGGTGCAGGTATACGGCCTTCATCCAGCCGACGCCGATGGTCAGTGCCGAGCGGGTAAACGGACGGGCGCCGGCCTTGAGCGCACCCTCACGCCAGAGACCAGCCAGCACGATGTTGATCGTCTTGGCCAGCGAGCGGGCATCTTCCATCCGGGCCGGGCCTGCCGCTGCCGATGGCTGGGAGTCCATCGCAGGATCGCGGGCGAACAGGTAGGACGACAGGACATCGACGTATGCCGCGGCGATCGGCACGCTGACGCCGTAGGCCTTGCCGGCATCGACCGAGCAATAGCTGCGGTCTACCGCGTACTGCTTGCGGGCGGCAGAGTCCAGATCGCGGCCCGCCTTGATCTTGTCGGCCCAAGCCTTAACGTCGGCCTCTTCGCGCAGGATCGCCTTTTGCCGCTCGATCTCGGCTTGTTCGCTCGCAGCCGCGTCTTGCATGAGGCCGATTATCGCATTCTCTTCGTTCACCGCCGTCCTCTCTTCGCGCCTGCGCGCTGTTGGTCTCGCTGCTCACGTCGCAGCTGGTTCACGGTGAAGGGGCCAGGGTTGACCGCTTCCTCGGGTGTCACGGGTGCCGCAGGGTCGCGCATCTCTGCCAGCCCGCGACCGATCAGGCCGCACACGTCGACGCCGTCATCCTGGTCGCTGTCCACGCCTCGGAACTTGCAGAGCTGGTCAGCGAGGCGGATCGCCCAAGGTCGCCCCAGTGGCAGGTACACGCACCCGGAATGCACGTAACCCCGGAAGCTGGCGACCTTGGCGATCTTGTCCTTGTCGTCCGGCAGCAGATCGCGGTGATAGTACACGCCGCGCTCGCCCCTGGCCGCGCGCTCTCGCTGCAGGCGCTTGCGCATCGGCGCGACCGCGTTCTCATCCTTGCCGCGTGCGCCCCACCACTCGGAGACCTTCCAGCGCTTCGCCAGAGTGATCTCGGCGTTCGCACCCTCGTCGATGGTCACGCGGTCGAACCACCAGTCCACGCCGTACAGGTCACCCTCGGGGTCCATGCCGAAGACGCCATGCTCGGTCCAGTCTGGATCGTTGCTGGCGCTCTTCTCGGTCACGGCGTAGTCGCTGGCGCCGTAGTACCGAAGCGGCTTGCGCTTGAAGTCCAAGCTGTCGGGGTCGTACCACTTGATCCAGTCGGCCTCGAATTGGTTTCCCTCGTCAGGGCGTGGCCGCTGCTGGTACATGCTGGCCCACGATCTCGCAAGGCCTGGGTCTTTCCCGTTCGGCTCGAAGTTTGTCCAGTGGCGGGCGTCGAACCACTCCGGCCACAGGTACTCGCCGATCTTCCGGCCAAGCGGATCGTCCTTGCGCTCGCACTTCGCGGCGATGCACAGGACTTCCCACTCGAAGCCGTCGCGGCACATGATTCGGCCCGACTCGCCGCTCCAGTCTTCCGGCAGGATGCGGCCGGCGAGATCGTCTGGCGCCCAGCGAGTCTGGATGATGATGATGAAGGCGCCGGGCTTGAGTCGAGACTTTACGGTGTCCTTGTACTCATCCCACCGGCTGTCCATGACCGTGGCACTTTCGGCCTCGCCTCGGTTGGCCACGGGGTCGTCGATGATGACGCCGTTCGCGCGGGATGACGTGATGCCGCCGTCGATGCCCTTCCAGAGCGCGGTCGAGCCGTTGCTCATGCCCCATTCGTCGATCGCCGACGACGACAGTACCGGAAGCTCCGGCCAGATGGCCCTGTATTCCTTCGATCCGACGATCTGCCGGCAGCGCCTTGAGTTTCGGTGGATCGGTTTGTCCGCGTAACTGGTAGCCACGAGGTTGAAGCCAGGCCAGCGTCCCATCGCCCAAGCGGGGGCGACCACACCGGCGTAGATCGACTTCGCTGACCCTGGGGGCATGAAGATCATCAGGCGGCCGTACCGCTCTTCCATGCACGCCTGCAGCTTCGCAAGCAGAAGCCGGTGATGGTGCGCCATGCAGGACTCGACGGGCTTGTATATCCAGCCGTCAGCCTCGTCTTCGTCACCCTGGGGCGCGCTGGGAATGGTCACAGCCTGCGCGAACGCCACAAGCGACTCCCGCGCCATGTCCCGGCGAAGGATCTCCGCCGCCGCTTCAGCCGGAGACGGCCGAGCCATTACGGATCGCTGCGGAATACGCCGATGTCGGTATCCAGCGCCAGTCGGCGGATGCGGTAGACGCCGGGGCGGTTCAACAGCAGCACCGGGGTGTTCGCGTTCAACACTTCGCCCGTGAAGTTCCAATTTCCGCTGTTATCCTGAGACTGGACGATGATCGGCCCGAACCCTGCAGTGACGCCGGGCAGGAACCCGAACACCGGGATGCTGCCGCTTGAGTGCTTGAGGCTGACCGTCACGGGTGCCGCTGCGGTCAC